CTTAGCAATCTGAAAGCCGCCCGAGTCTCCCAATATAAAAGTCCCAGGTTCCCGGTTTCGTACCATGTCCTCTGACCAGTCCTGCTTGGCAAGATCAAGGTTGGCATGTCCACCCGAATAAAGCGACCACTTGTAAGGAAACAAGCCTTTGGTAGAGTTGAGCCAATTAAGTTGTTCCATATCCGTGAGGCCCTGCGGAAATCGTGCGGGATCCACATAAGGTTCATTCCTTTGCTTGCCTATGAATGTGGCATAGAAGCCGGAGATAGCCGGAAGAAACACAGCATAGTCCAACTGCTTGGCAGTCAAGTTGTCTCGAACTACGGGCTCGGTCATTACTTGCTTTGTGCAGGAAGGGTGTAGTTATAAACTGCCAGGCCAGAATCCACAGTGATTTCAGCGGCACCATCATCCGAGATGCGTACTTTCTTGTCACCGGTCAAGTCCATGATGCTGACAAATTGCTTGGCGGGCCAGGACCATGCACGTTTGAGTTGGCCGCTTACGCCAGGGTGGAACACAAAGTTGCCCGAGTGCGTGGAGTGATCACCAAAGAAGAATTTGAGATCACCGCCATCGGTCTTGGCTTGGAAGTTGGCTTCTTCTGCGTTGGCGCTCATCTGCCACTTCAGTCTCTGAATGGCAGCATTGGTGGGTTCAAACTCAATGTGCCAAGTCACAGGACGAATCTTGGCAGTTTTGAGTTTTTCTTTTACCACTCCCGACGCCATGAAGCGATAGTTGTTTTTAAAGTCGCCCACTTTGTTTTCAAAGTTGATACCATCGGGTTCACCAGTTGAGCCTTTGGTGATACTGAGTTTGCTGTCTTCACGATACTCTTGCAAGTTCAGCAGTGTTTTGAGTTTGCCTAGATTGGGCATACCAAATGTTCCCACGAAGTCGGCCACAGGGTTGTGAAAGTTGCCGCGAATCACAACACTCAGGTCTTCGGCCAGACCCACAATTTCAGTTTTGCTGGTATCGCCAACAATTTTGATCAAGTCAATGCAGCCAAGATCATAAGTGTGTTCTACTAAATCTAACAGGTAATCTCTCATGTGTTTCTCCTAATGTTAAAGTGTACAGGAATCATGTTGTTTTTGCAACAACTTTGGCCAAAGTCTGGCCGCCTCGTAGACTGGACAAGTCGCCAGGCTTTTTGAATTCAAACCAACTTACGTCTCCTTGACCATCATAGGCTTCACGCAGTTCAAACCCCAGTGCCACAGCATGTGCTTCGATCATTCTGCGCGGTGTGTACATCATCCATGCATGTTCAGCACGTATCACACCGTATGCAAGATCGCAGTTGTTGTAGGTCATGATCACTACACCGCCGGGCCGCAATTTTTCAAAAAACTCATCTAGAAATTTGCATATGATTGGCACGGGTTTGTGATTGAAATAGTTGTAGGCAAATATTGCACCAAATTGATTGTTGGGCAGTTGGTGCAGTATTGGCCCCGGTGCCCAATCATTTATCACGTACTCACGCAGTCTGCGTTGATATGCAGGAGTAAATTTTTCAATGGCTGGTTGCATGAGTTCTGACTTGTGATCAACCACATACAGTGGATCCAACGGAACCATGTCTTCAATATAGTTTTCAAGGCCGGGCCGCAGAATCATGCCCGGCAGTCGCCAGTCAGTGATGTTTCTTAGATGAGTTCTCAAGCGTAGATCATCTTCGCTGTCAATACCCATGCGCCGTGCAAATATAGCATTTGCAGAGTCACGCCAGTGCTCTTCAAGATAGATATGCATGCTTTTCTCAAGATACTCATGTTCTCCAATGGCTATTTGTTGTTTTAAAGTTTGTTTTAAATTTTCTACCTGGTCGGCAAATTTGTCAATTGAGTATGAAATATCACTGTAAGTGCTATCAATCAGTTTTGATATGCCTTCAAATTGATCTGCATGTTCAGCAACGGTGTGACGAATGTGGTTGATTTTACCAACCGCAGTCACACACTCACTTCTAACATCAAGTGAGTCTAACAAATTGAGATAGGCAACTAATTTACTGAGCTTCATTCAAATTCAAACAAACTACTAAATGTATTTTCTGTGTTGGTTGCACTTGCAAGATCCCAATCCAACACACCCAACAAGTTGTCAACTTTGCCATCCACCACAGTTGCCTCCATCTCTCCGTCATCAAACGGCAAAGACGTAAACCAACTTGGCAATCTTTGTTCATCTGTTGGATAACCAATTGAAGTCCAACCTAGAGCATTGCTTCTTAGTTTGCAAACAATAGTTTTCATGCCATCCACAATCTGCATACTATAGTTGTCGCCATTCATCTTGCGCATGTTGTTCCAGTTGATTGCGGCTCGCACATGCCCGGGCATGTTGGCTTTGCCAAGTCTTGCTTCCTCTGCTGAATACTTGGTCAAGTTGTTCACACGCTTGGGGCTACCCTTTTCCCAACCTGGACGTTCTTTGAACTCGTATTTGAATTCACGGATGCGTTCCACAATCTCATCTCGACCTGCACCAGCAAGTAGTTTATTTAGAATTTCCAACAAGAAGTCTTGAATTACCTTGGGGGTATCTGAGCGTTTAAGGTCAAGTCCTGTGGCTTTGGTTTTGCCAATTGAGCCATTGACATCAAGACGCTTGCCTTCGATGTCAATGGCGTTGACAGCATAACGCTTTTTTGTGATAAACAAGCCACGGTCTGCCACAGTTTCACGACCGCATTTGATCAGTTCACCCATGTCTCGGGGGCAGTGGAACGCCTGTTCCATAAAGCCCGGGAAACTCGAGTTGACTTGGTCAGCAAGGCTGTCATACAGTTGAATACAAGTCTCTTTTGACCACGCCATACGTCCTTCTTCAACTTCCTTCTTAAGCGCGGGCCATGCTGAAAAATAACATGAGTCCGTATCTCCATATATGACTGCTTTTCCAACATGATCATACTCGCCCGTGATGAGTTCGTTAAGATAAGCATCCATGTGTTTTGCAATCGAACGACCAGTAAGAGTGGTGGACTGCCCAATACGTTTGTCAAAGAACCTACAGCCAGGATTAAGAATAGCACCGTACAAACTGTTGAGGTTAATCTTTTTAACTAACTGACGCTTGTCCCAGAATGCAATTTCTTTGGCATCTTTGGCTTCCTTCTTCTTGGCCTGCAATTCCTTACGTTCCGAATACCAACGCTCTAGCAAGCCGGGGATGATGCCCTTCTTCTCAAATGTGAGAATAGTGCCGTTGGCAGTCAATATCCACGGCTGGTTACTATCAAAGATAATGTTCCAGATTTCTGCGGCTGAGTGTACACTTTCTTCGCCGTTTTCCCAGTCAATGGTGATCTCAGTGCCGCGTTCTTGATTCATCACAGCAGTGTATTCAAGACAAGCAAACAAACCTTCCCAAGCAGCCGCAAAGCTCTGACCCTTGGCCATGTTGTTTTTGATCAACTGGTTGGTCATCACAGGGCGCAGTTGACCCACAATGGTTTCTGGTCCCATGTTGCAGGCACGAATCGCACTGGGGTATAGGCTGTTGATGTCCACTGACCCAATCCATTCATGCACACCTTTCTTGGGATAGGCCACATAAGCACCTGCGGCCTGTGTGTCTTCATCTGTAAGGCGTTGCTTGCGGTTAGGCACAACCATGCCACGTTCATGTGCTTCGTTGATGATGGCTTGTTCAGTCACTGCCACGGCACCCATGGTGGTCTGTAATAACACAGTGTTGGCATGTGCCAGTTCGTTGGCCAGATCCAAAAAGCGCAACTTCTTGTCTAGTTTACCAATCAGTGCAGTGTCTTGGCGGTTGTATTCAATGAACGTTCGGAAGTGCTGGTTGTACAGTTGATCCAGTGTGCCTTCAAACTGTGTCTTGCGTTCGCCCAGTTCGTATTCACAAATAGCATCCAAGCTGTATGAATGGCGTTCTTCGTATGTGTACTTGCGATACAGTTGCATATAGTCCATATGCACACGACCGATCAAATCATAAGTTTCGTTTTCAGCGCCAAAGCGTTCAAACATGCGCTTCTTGGGCAGTTGCCCCCACAAGCAGAATTTACGTGTGTCATCTTTTGACAGCACACGCACACATCTGTTGACAGTATAAGGAATATCATAGCCCTCTGAGTTCCAACCACTCAGCACATCGGCGTCGTCAATCAAGTCAAGGAATGTCTTGATCATTTCAGCTTCGTCTTCAAACAAAATAGTGTTGTCAAAGTCTTTGACCAACTCATGTGCAGTTTCCCAACTTAGATGTCGGGGCGGTACTGCCAATGTAACAAGTTGATCTAACCAATCAAGGTAAACTGAAATAGCGGTGATAGGATTGAATGGATCCTCAACTGGTGAGAAACCACGCTCTTTGTCAAATGCAACCTCGATGTCGAAAAAAGCTGTGTGTAGTTCAGGGGCGTCAGCACCTTTGTAGTTTTCTTCAAGACATCGGAATATGGGATTGATGTCTGATTCATAAAGTTGCTTGCCGCTGTGAATACGGACTTCCTTGCGGAACTCTTTGTTATTGCGTGTAGAAAATCTTGATACGGGTGTGCCGTAGATGCTGCGAAACTTTCCACGTGGATCATCGTAATAGAAAATGTAATTTGCTGGATACTCTTTGTAGACTCGCACGCCGTCACGGCGTTCCACAGTATGAATGCGATCGTGTTCACGATCAAATAGTGCGTCAATATAACTCATTGTTCTCCGTTTGTGGCCGGCTAGCCTTGATACATGCTCGTGACGTGAGCGACTCGTCTACTGAGTAGATATTTATAGAGTTTTGCCCACAGTTTCAAGAATTGTTTCCAGGGTCTCGTGGTCTTGCTTTTCTTTGCCGAATTCTGCTTTGTGAGCCAGCTTGATGGCTTTCTTGAGAATGGCAGGTTTGACTTCTAACTCTTCGGCCACAGCCTTGATGGTATCGTTGAGGCCACCTTGCAGCGTGTCAATCTCATGCATGACCTGCATGCCTTCGTTGATGATTTGAGTGAGTTTGACCTTTTGGTCACCGTTGAATGTTTTGGTTGACATAGACATCTCCTAAAGTGTTATTATAACACTTATTTTGGAGATGTCAAGGTGTATGTGCTCGTTTTGGACCTCAAGGTAGCGAATCTCTTGGTCCAGGCAGCAGCCGCCCACTCGGTCCTAAGGGCTGAGTTACTTGGCCATTCGCTGGCTGTATTCTCTACGACGTTGAGCACCAACTCGGGTTACATGTTCAATCAGTTGGTTGCGAACTGCAAATGCTGATTCGCTTACTGCACCGTATCGCACAAATGTTTGGTCAATAAACTGTTTGATACGAGCAATGTCTTCTTTGGTTTCTACCATGTTCAACATTTCTGCCACAGGCTGTTTTGCTGCCTGAGCAATACGTTGGGCCAATTTGGCTTGTTCCTCGGGAGTTGGTCCCCCGGCGGTTACTTTGGGTCCTGCGGGCACAGCAGCCTTTACACCTGCGCCACCACCTGCTGGCAATGAGGCAGTGGTTGGGGCAGCAGTTTTCATGCCTGGAATACCAGTCATGGGCTTGACTGTGGTTGTGGTTTTGCCATAGCCGCTGGGTCCTGCAAAACTAGGTGTCTGGGCAGGTGCAGTCTTCTTGGCATACTTTTCCATGCCAGGCAGTTTCATTACATTGGCGCCACTGAATGTTGCTGGGCCAGTTGATTTGGTGGTTGCTGTCTGTGGCGCCGGTTGCGTATCCGGGGCAGCAGCCTGCTCGGGCTCCTTGCCATAAGCCAATAACTCATCCACGGTGTAAGGTTTCTCGGTTTTAGGATTAATACCAGCATAAGCCTGTCGTTGTGCCCCACCAGCAACAGGTGCACGGGGAACTCCAGCCTTTTCTGCACCTGCTGGTTGATCAGCAGTGGTTGGTGTTGCAGAGACTGGCAGGCCCATGGTTGAATACACAGAATTGACCACGCCAATTGGAACGCCTTGTTTGACCAGCCAAGCAGACAATTGATCGCTGTCTGTAGGCTTGCCGCCCTGTTGCCAATTCATCTTGAGTTTTTCTTTTGTGACGTTTCTAGTAAGCTGCCGCCCAGCAGTGCTCAATGCACTGCCCACTGCCTTGGTGCCACGATCTAAGGCATCAAGTCCCCGGCCAAACCAACTCTTTTTTGCAGGGTCTGCGGGTGTGTACGGTGCATCGGGTGCATCAGGACGATAAAGATCAGGCAGTTCTTCACGACCGGGGCCTGTTGGGGTAGTGTTAACAGGTGCAGTAGGTGCCGGAGGTGCCGGAGTAGGTGCTAATGGCACAGTTGTTGCAGACCGGCTACGACTTCTATTGATTGTGTCCTCGGGTGATCCAAACTTTAGTTCTGGTCCCAACGGAGCAGGTGCTGGCGTGGGTGTAGGTGCTGGCCTAGGTGTCGGGGGCGGATTGTATTGAAATGGATCTAATGGTTCTGGTGGAACTTCATCTACTGGCCCAAATGGTTCAGGAGCTGGCCCGGACACAGGTTTATCACCAGCAGCAAGTCGTCGTTCCAATTCTGCTTTGACTTGGCGGGAAACATCATTGTCTTTATCACCATGCATTCCCAC